GTTTTAGTGCGTATAAGATTGCGTCCGTGTTAGCTTGTTTGTCGTAGCTCGCGCCATCTTCGTAATCAATCGCGACGATTGAATCCTTGGGCGTCTGAACCTTTGGCAACATGTAATCAAGCATTGCCTTGGCTTGTGCCTTACTGGAACCAAACTCGCCCCACAAGTAAGTATGGGCACGTTTGCCGGATGCAATAGCTGACGCAACCTGTGACTTATAAGTCCATTGATCGTACAGTTTGCCATGAATTGTGCCCCCAGCTTGCGAGATAACAAACTTGTCAGACGGGTAAGCGAACTTACCGTTGGCGCCTTGATATACAGCCCAGTCAACTCCTTGGTCGCCTTTGGCTGCTTCGGCGGTAACCGTTGCCCCACCAATCATAAACACTGCTGCAATTGCCACCAATAAACGTTTAAACATTCTTGATAACCTCCTGATAAGCTTGTTCCACGGCGTTTGCGATGATGTTGTATTCAACGTCGCCTAATCCGAGTTCATGTAAGTTGTCTTTAACCCACGCAATTGCGTTAAGCCGTTGGGTTTCACCATCTAACCACTTATCTTCGCCGAATTTCTGTGACGCCTGTACAGCTGCTTCGGCTAGTGGTTTTAGTGCGTTGACAATTGTCGCAGCTTTCTTATTAGCCATCAACATTTTAAATGCAACTACCGCCATTGCTGGTAGACCGGCAGCTACGATTGTCAGTACGATATCAAGGATTGTTCTTGTCATGTTCTTCCAGCTCCTTTTTAAGCTCTTCTATTTTCTTTTCTAATTCTTTGTCTTTATCGTCATTGCTCGGTGACTTACCATAAGCGACCGTTATGTAAGCCACTAGAACACTGCCGATGGTGGTAATTAATGCCGTAATAACTGTGTCGCTCAACGCGTTCAACTCCCCGTTATAATCTCGTGTAGCAGCGAACCGAGAACGACTAACGCAAAAAAGTTTTCGAACCCTAAAACTCGCCCCCTTTCAATGTCGTATAGTGTCAGCACAATAAAGAATAACAACCATACAGCTGTTAATAGCCCCGCCATAATTGCTTTATAGTACAGGTGTTTAATATCCCATAACGTATAAACAAGCGCCAAAGTTCCAACAATCCCAATCGCGAATACAAACACTGGATCGTCGAACTGCTCAATAGGCGTGTGCCTAGGTGGTGCCGCGCCGAATACGTTGTTGTTGATGATAAAGATAATCCCTAGTCCGTATGTGGTTACGGATTGCCATAACCAGAAACGGTTTTTATTGATATTTTTAATCATTGTGTTTCTCCTTTATTACACCATATAAGTTAGTGTTCCTGCAACGGCAGTTAAATTACCTCCCATTGCTTGGTCTCGATACACGTTTAAGTCACCGGCTGAATGTAGAATGATACCTGCCGTCGCATTGCTTGTGCCAACGGCACCGGTGAAAATAGCTGTAACGTTTAAACCACTTACGAATCGATAGGTTGTTGGTAAAGTAGTCATAACGTTAAGGCTAGAATTGCTAATGTTACAATGTACATCAACTCTTACTTCTACCATTGATGAGTTGCCAAGTGGTATTTTTCTAGCTTGAATATTGCCAGTGAACCCACTTGCTAACGTCATTGCAGTCCAATTTCTGCCATCTTGCCAGCCGCTATCAATTGTTGAATAAATACTACGAGTGAACGTCAACCCGGCGGATAACCAGTAAAAAGTTATAAATTTGTAAGATCCCCACCCTTCGACACGAACCATGCAAATAGAATCATCAACACTTTGTGGGGCATTCGTAAAACTACGGTTAATGTAAAGTCCGAAGTCTAACTTCAAAACATCGTAGCTAGTTCCAGCAGTAAGCCCCTCTGCGTATGAACCACGTGTGTCTAATAAATATTTATCGACGGCGCTCAAAAACCCGTCCCTATCAATAGTTGCTGGTAAATGAGCGTCACCGTTGCTGCCTGCGTGTTCGGCTAGTTTTGATTTTAATTTTCTGACTGTGTCTTCAAGTTGTGCGTTATTCATTATGTCACCCCTATTTAATATGCTATAGTTCTGTCACTGCCGTAACCAAAACGATGGGCTTTGATGGTTCTGGTTGATTTAGTGATTGAGAACACGTCCCAGCAATCTTCTGCCAATGTCCCGGCGACACGTCCGGTGTCTCCTGAATGGCAAAGGCTACAAGATGTTTCAACACAATTGATTCCATTTTTTACCATTTGACCATCTCTGTGAATATGACCGCTGAATAGTCCCACTACTACACCGCTACCTTGACTTGAGAAGTCTGCGCTAAATGATACCGGCAATTCGCGTGAAGATTCTGACACCGTTAATGAAGTTCCTTTTTGGAATGCATTAATAATTGAAATAAGAATATCTGAATTTATTTGTGTTAGTGGTGACTGCCCTGCAGCAACTTCAAAAGTATTCGGTAATGGGCAATGAGTAAAAATAATAACATGCCACTCGTTAGATTTTAATTTCAAAGCTGACTTTGCAAGCCACTCTAATTGAGCACCTTGATAACCGCTGGTAGTTAAAAAATCGTATTTGTAAGTACCGTCAGTATTCAAAGTCCAAGGCAAGTCAAAGCTATTCAACCATACTACACGAATTTTTTGCTCCTCATAATCCTTGAAACCGTATAAACTTCCGTTGTTTCTAGTTTCACCGAAAACATTTTCTTTCGACAGGTAAAAGCTTTTTAGTTCATCTTCAGAAATTGTATTTTCCGGTTTGTTGTTTCCATTCTGACCGTTACCAGTATCGTGGTTGCCCAGCATGAAGAACACGTCTGTGTCATGGCTAACCCGTCCGTAAAGTGCATTAGTTGCTTGGTTGGTCTCGGTAAACTTTTGCTTTCTACCAAAATATCCATTGATATTGTCACCGCCAGCAATAACTGCGTTAATTGGAACCATACGTGTCAACGCTGCGATATTTGCGTAATGGGTTAGAGAACCAGGTGAATACGATGACAATTGATGATGATTGTCAGTAATAAATCCGACGTTAAACGTGCTATCACTAATAGAAGCCATCGTATTAAGTTCGTTAATGAAGTAATCAGGAATAGGACCGCCAACTTCATCAATGACGTTATCGAAGTAACCGCTCATAGTACGATGGCTACTAACGTCTCCAGTTACGCCGTTAACGATATTATCAATTTCGCTTTTTGAGTAGTACCCCGATAGAATGGAATCAATTTCATTCCGGCTATAAAATGATCCGTTTTGATATTCTTTATAAATAGCATCAATTTTTGTTTGTAAATCTCGAAGCGTGCCGTCAATGATTGTGATATAATCGTCTGCTTTGTCTTGACTAATGTCGATTGCTTTTTTTACGATAAAAATCAAGTCATATGTCGTTTGTTGGCCGTCGGTATCGTTTAGCGAGAAGTAAGCCCGCGTAATCTTTCCAGATTCACTCCACAACGCATTAGGGATAGCATAATCGAACTTACCATTGACAGCGTCAGTTAGCGTAACACCTAGGTTATCAGCAACAATTGCAGTTCCTTTAGCGGTTTCAGCCATTAAGTTAATTGTTTGACCAGTTAAATCAACCGCCATTCCTCGATCTGTGATTGATACATGTAACGTAACGGCACCATTTTTATCTCCTTGGCGCCCAATAACGGGCTCCGGAATTGTTGCGTTGAAACTGTCTAAGTTAATATCATAACTTCGTATTGTCATGCTTGGTTTCTCCTTTATATTCAGAAGTTTTATTGTTTTCTTCAATTGATTTGACTTCTTCGTAAGTCATAGCCGTTTTTAATAATCGTTCGTTTTCGTGGTCGCGACGTTTTGCCTTAATTTCCCATGCAAACGGAGCGTTCAGCGTGTCAGATTCGACAACAAAACTATCTTCGTTGCGTTCTGAAACCCACACATGTGCAGCACTGTAAGATTGTAAGAACACTTGATAAGTCACTGACGTGTTTACCGTATCACTGAACAGCTCTTCAATTTTAACGACGACACGTTTAGTGTCACCGGTATCAGATTCTCCCATGTCGCCGAAGTAGCTTTCAGCCATTTCGTAAGCCGGTGTGGCACGTACACCATCACGTGTGACAACAGCCGCATTCTTAGTACCGTTGTATACTGTAAAATCATTCATCACGTCTACATGATCGCCGTATACGTTGAGCATGTTAGTACCGCCGTTGTTACCGCTAATCGCAACTTGTTGTTTACCCATAATCCAGAACACGCCGTCTTTTTGGCTAACAATGTCGCCATCGGTGAAATAGTTACCAGATGAGTACAGTTGTGCTTGAACGTTCAAGTTAGATTGACAATTTCCAAACAGCTTATATTGTGGTTGGTCTAGTGTTGATGTTTTCGGTATTTGAAATACCGCTCGCGACAATGATTGGTCTTCGTTAGATTGGTTAATACTGAATATATATCCCGGTGAATTCCAGATTGCGAACCCATTAACGTCGCCGGTAGCTTCATCGTTAGTGGCATAGATACCACCCATAGAATCGCCATCATTGAAATACTCCATATTACCTTTTTGCAATGTAATTC